TGGAACCTTCCTTGGTGCTTCTCCTGGTTTTCTTGCTGGTCAGGTTGGAGTTGTAAGTACACAAGCTCTGGTAGGCACGACAGTTGCAGGTTTAGCTGGTGGGGTGGCTATGAATATGTTTGCACCTAAGCAACAAGACTACTCACAATACTACCAAGGTGCTTACAATCCAATAGCTTATAATACTCAACAGTCACAAATTACAGGATCAGGTGGGAGACAGGCTCCAGCATTGTTGGCATCAGAAATTAAAAGAGCTAAGAAGAGACGAGAAGGACAAGCAGCTCAGGGTGAGTTAGGACTAGCTACTTCACTTTCTAATACAGGACTACAGATAGCATAATAATGACAGACTCTATATCAAAAAAATATTCTAATTTAAGTCAGCGTAAACAGTGGTTTCTAAATAGAGCTTGGGATGGAGCCGAAGTAACCATACCTTTTGTTCTTCCAAGGAACTCTACGTTAGACCAAGACTTACCCACACCATATCAGGGGATAGGAGCCAGAGGAGTAAACAACCTATCAGCTAAACTACTTCTTACTCTCTTCCCACCTAACTCTCCTTTCTTTAAGTTTCAGATAGATGACTTCACTCTCCAGGAATTACAGGCACAACGAGCTCCAGTAGAAGAGGGACTCAATGCTATGGAGAGGGCTGTAATGGATGAAGTAGAAGCCAAGGCCATGCGAGTGCCACTCAATGAGTGCCTACGTCATCTTATCATTACTGGTAACGCCCTCATTAATGTAGATAAAAACAATAAGATTAGAGTTTTCCACTTAGATCAATATGTAGTAAGGCGAGATCCTCAGGGGGAGATGCTTGAGGTTATTGTTAAAGAACAAATGAGTAGGGAGTTATACAAAGATGTGTTTGGTAGCTCTCCACCCAATGAAAGAGGTGACACATCTACTACTTCTAATGAAAGAGATCTTAATCTTTACACTGTAGCAAGGCGTAAGAATAATAAGATTCATGTATTCCAAGAAGTTAATGATAAACGTATTCCGAATACTGATTCTATTTATCCACTAGATAAAAACCCTTGGCTCCCCCTGAGGTTTTCCTCTATTGATGGTGAAGATTATGGTAGGGGTTTTGTAGAAGAATACTTGGGAGACTTGAGAGCTCTGGAAGGGCTATCCAAGGCTATCCTTGAAGGCTCCGCTGCTGCAGCCAGAGCTATATTCTTGGTTAGACCAAATGGAACTACAAAGCTCAAGACTATCTCTCAGGCTCCCAACCTGGCAGTTAGGCAGGGCTCTGCTGAAGACGTAACTGTGCTTCAGATGCAGAAGTTCAATGATTTTAGAGTAGCCCAAGAAACAATTAAACAAACTGAACAAAGATTGGCAGCAGCTTTCCTTCTAAACCAGAGTGTCCAGAGAGATGCTGAGAGAGTTACTGCTGAAGAAATTAGGTTCTTAGCTAATGAACTAGAGACTTCCCTTGGTGGAATTTATAGTTTACTATCACATGAACTTCAGCTTCCTTTAATTAAACGTATTATATCAGTCTTAGAAAGAGAGAAGAAACTACCTAAGCTTCCTGAAGGGTCTGTAGAACCCATAATTATTACTGGATTTGAAGCTTTAGGTAGAGGAAATGATGCTAACAAGCTTGCTACTTTCTTACAAACAGCAGCTCAGATACTTGGACCTGAAGCAGTTTTAACTTATGCTAATCCTAGTGATGTTCTGAAAAGACTAGGGGTTGGTTTTGGAATAGATATGAAGGGATTAATAAAACCTGAGGAACAAGTACAGCAAGAACGTCAAGCAGCACAACAGCAACAAATGATGCAACAAGCTGGAGTAGCTGCTACACCTAATGCTGTTAACCAAGCAGGAGAAATGATAAGGGAGCGAGCTAATCAAAATGCCGAAAGCCAATAAAAAAACTAAAGAAAAACAATCAGGAACAAGCATCACATCTAAGACTCAACTTAAAGAAGTTGATAATACGTTTGAGATCTTAGAACAAAAGGCTGGAGTTAGTACTGGTAGAGGTGGTGGACTTCCATCAACCTATACTAAAATAAAATTGCGTGATGGTACAATCAAAGAAACCTATGGAGAGCGTTATGGCAAACCAACTGATAGTTGATAATGATGCTCCTCAGAATATGGAAGAGCATGAGAGTGAAATGGCATCTAAAGCTATTTTGGCTGAGAACACAATTGATCAAGGAGCTGTTCCGCTTGAAGAGCCCGAAGTAATAGATGAAACATTTAGACCAGAAAAATTTAAGTCAGACCAAGAGTGGAGAAAAAGTTATGATGAGTTAGAACGAAAGTTCCACTCTCCACAGGAAGAAGAATTAGAAGAAACTTCTAGTGATGACTTAAGTATACCTAGAATACCTGATGCTCCATTTGATATGAATGCTCTACAACAAGAGTACATGGAGACAGGAGCTCTCTCAAATAAAAGCTATAAGATTTTAGAAAAAGCAGGGATAGGCCAGGATTATGCTGATACTTATATCGCTGGTGTAAAAGCTTTGGGAGAACAAATAGGTAATAAGGTTAAAGATTCTATCGGTGGTGCAGAAGCCTATACAGACATGGTAGAGTGGGCTCAAGCTAATTATTCTTCTGAACAAATTCAGGCTTATGATAGTGCTGTTAATAGTGGAGATGTTCAATTAGCTATGATCTCAGCTAAGGGTCTACGAGCTGACTACCAAAATGCTATGGGTAGTGAGGGCTACACAGTTAGGGGAGATACCCCAACGAGAATGGGTGAAAATACAGATGTCTTTAGAAGTAATGCAGAAGTAACTGCAGCTATGAAAGACCCAAGATATGAAGGAGACATGGCTTATCGACAAGACATTCACGATAAGCTTGAACGATCTGATGTATTCAGAATGGGTACTACTTAATATACCCATTAAGCACAACGAGCTATAAAGTAATTAAGCGAGTAGACGGAAGACCCACTGAGGTGGATAATCTTTTAGATCGAAAGGTTAATGAAGAAGTATAGCATTTATGTTAGATACTTTTTTATTAATTTAAGATATAAAGGAGACTTGCTATGGGTGTAACAGACACTTCCGCACCTGTCCAAGTAATGTCTCGCTCTGGTCAAAAGAATAGTGCTGGTGATTCCAGTGCTATGTTTCTAAAAGTCTACGCTGGTGAAGTGTTGACTGCTTTTGAACAAGCTAGTGTTACTATGGATAAGCACGTTATCCGTTCCATCAGTTCTGGCATTAGTGCTCAGTTTCCCCTTGTGTGGAAAACTGCAGCTCTTGAATATGCCTATGTTAATAGTTCAGGTAGTACAGGTACTACTGCTGTTGAGCTTGATGGTACGGCAATCAATAAGAATGAGAAAGTCATTTCTATTGATGGTCTGTTGATTGCAGACCACTTTGTCAATAATCTTGATGAAGCTATGAATCATTATGATGTACGTTCTATCTATGCTAAAGAAGCTGGAATTATCCTTGGTACTCAGTGGGATAAGAATGTACTTCAGCAAGGTGTATTGGGAGCTCGTTCCTCTACCCTCGTTACGAGTGGTAATGGTGGTTCGGTTTTGACCAATGCTTCTTATGGAACATCTGGATCTACTTTGGGTGGTGGCTTGTTTGATGCTGCTGAACAACTGGATGAAAATAATGTTCCTGAAAATGACAGGTATATGTATGTACGTCCTGCCCAGTATTATCTAATGGCAGAAACTACTAGTCTAATCAATCGTGATTGGGGTGGAAGGGGAGTATATGCAGAAGGTGAAGTACTGAAGGTAGCTGGTATTCATATTGTGAAAACCAACAATCTTCCTATTACTAATATCAGTGATTCTACTGGGGTTACAACTCACGAAGCTGACTTTTCTACGACTAAAGCATTGGTTATGCATAAATCGTCAGTAGCTACTGTTAAATTGTTGAACCTGGCAGTTGAAACTGAATACGACATTAGACTTCAAGGTTGGTGGATTGTGGCTAAGTATGCTATGGGCCACGGATTTATCCGTCCTGAAGGTTGTGTTGAATTTAAAACCTCTTAAGGAAAGGATATTATACTATGACTGATATTGCTAATATCCAATCCTTAGCAGTTGCTTCTAATACTGTTACTAATGTAGCACTGGTTCAGCCCTATGCTGATAATGCTACTATTGGTACGTCTTTCGAGACGATTTCTAATACTGATGCAGATCAGGTGCTTCCTGTTATTGTTGGTGCAGACCTTGATGTAGTCTCTGCTAGTGCAGCAGATGATGACGGTTCTACTGGAGCTACTGCTGTTAGAGTAACGTATCTCGATGAGGAGTTTAATCAGTATACTGAAGATGTTACTATGAACGGTACATCTGAGGTTGAAATGACTGAGCAAACGATTTCCTTTGTCCAGAAGGCTGAAGTTATTTCTTCTGGTACTGGTTTGGCTGCTGCTGGTGCTATTACCATTGCTGATGTAACTGGTGGTGGAGTACATGCGGTTATTGATGCAGGACAAAAAGAGTCAGGTAACTGTACTTGGAAGATTCCTGCTGGTCATACTGGCTACGTTCATGGCTTCTGGTATGATATAGATGCTGTGGCTGCTGGTCAAGGTACGGCTGAGATTGCTCTTCAGGTGGCTCATGCTGAGTCTTCTGGTGTAGCTAACTCAGAGACATGGCGAACTGTTGCTAAAGTAACAGTAGTAGAGAACGACAATGATGTCGTTGCTGCTACTGGTGGTAATGCTAACAATACAGGTTCCTTCTCATTTCCAGGGAATGTTCCTTTTGTTGTTCCTGCTAAGGCTATGGTAAGACTAGCTGGTAAAGCTCATTCTACTGCTGTAGCTGCTACTTGTGGGTTCAGTATGTCGGTACAGGGCTCAGGTTCTGGTACGACTGTAACTGAGAGCTAATCTTTCGGGGAGTCTAAGGTAACTCTTAGGCTCCTCGTTTTTTTTTTTGGAGATTTTAGAATGACGGATACATCACGCACAGTTAGTGATTTAACCACCAACTTGTTTCAGGACGGTCAGGCAGCAGGTTCAATCACACCTCAAGACTTGCGTGACCTTATTGAAACTTGTCAGACGAAACAAGGAAGCATGTACGTTTCTTCTGCTGCAAGTACAACTATAAGTGTAGGTGGAACTTATGTTGAGGGAACGGCTGGAACATGGACTCTTAGCACAGCTCCTGCAGCAAATGAGTTTGATGAGAATACTGATGGTAGACTAAGATATACTGGTACACCTACAATTAACTGTCTATTTTTAGCTACAGCTTCATTAGAAATTGATACTGCTGCTGTTGATAAAGAGTTTGGATTAGCTATACATAAGAATGGTACGCTAATTACAGGAACAAAAGTAGTAGGATTCTCTCCTGCAACCACAGTTAATTCGGTTAATCTTACTACATTTGGATATGCTTCAATGGCTACTAATGATTATATTTCTATCTTTGTTGCTAATATAGATGGCACTGATAATTTAACTGTTAGAAACGCTCAAGTAATGGGCATGGGATTGACTACTTAAAATGTCACATTTTTCTACAGTACCCATAACTGAACTGGAAGCAGTTAATATGCTTCTGGCTGCAGTAGGTGAATCGGCTGTTTCAAGTCTAGAAACAGCTACTACTGTAGATGTAACTCAAGCTAAAAACCTGTTATCTAATATCAGTAGAGAAGTACAGCAGAAAGGCTGGCATTTTAATACTGAGTGGGATGTAGTTTTATCGTTAGACTCTAATAATCGTATCCCATTGGGGAACTCAATTTTATCTGTATATTCTTCTTCTAAATTAACTACAATTAGAGGAAGATCGGGTTCTCCATTCTTGTATGATCTGGATAATAATACCTTTACTTGGACTACATCTATTAATGATGCTGTTACTATTACCCTATTAGATTTTGAAGATATACCTCAAACTGCAAGACAGTATATTACTGCAAAAGCATCTAGAATATTCCAAGAGGAAATTATAGGACAAGCTGCTGCTGAAACAGTTAATAGACAAGAAGAAGCTGAGGCTTATGCAGATTTACTAGATGATGAGGGAGAGCGTTCAGGATTTAATGTTGGGTATGGTACTATGGATATGTATAATACCACAAAGTTATATAGGAAACTTTGGTAAATGGCACTAATCACTGAGCAAATCAGTAACTTAATAAATGGGGTTTCTCAACAACCCCCTGCATTAAGGCTGGCTTCTCAGGCAGCAATACAAGAAAACGGTTTGTCTACTATAGCTGAGGGATTAAAAAAAAGACCTCCACTAGAATATGTAGCCAAGTTAAATAATAAAACCGATACAGATGCTCATATCCACTTTATTAATAGAGATCAAGATGAACGCTATATTGTCCAAATAACCTCAGATCAGTTTAGTACTGATTTCAGCTCAGATTTTTCAGGAACTGAGATGGAAGTTTGGGATTTAGATGGAACATCAAAGAGTGTTTCAGGGGCTACAGGAGACGTATTAACTTATATTACTACTGCTGATGCTAGGGATAACCTGAAATTATTTACAGTAGCAGACTATACTTTTCTTTTAAATAAAACCACTAGTGTAGCAAAGTCTACTACAACATCAGACGATAGAAATCCAGAAGGAATAGTTTTTCTTAAACAAGCTACTTCTGCATCAACTATGTATGTTTATGTTGATGGAACGCTACGATCTACAGTTACTTCTAGTGCGGATGCTGCAACTCAATTAGACGATATTTATGACGATCTTAATGGTAGTATAGGTTCTGGTGGATCAGGTGATTTTGCTGTCACTAAGTTTGGTAGTTCTAATGTTCACTTAACTAGAACTAATGGAGCTGATTTTACGCTTCATGCCCAAGCACCTGAAGATAACTTAATAGCAATTAAAGAGGGTGTAGTAGATTTTACTGAGCTTCCTTCTAGGACTAAAGATGGTTTTATCATTAAAATTACCGGAAGTCCTAACTCTGGAACTGATGATTACTGGATTAAACATAATAATCAGGCAGATGAAGATGTAGGTGAGTGGGTAGAAACTGTAGAACCAGGATTAGATAATAGTTTAGATGCAAGCACAATGCCTATTCAGTTTATTAGAACATCTGAAGATCCTTGGGATGCTGCCTTTGCTGCTGATTTTGGTGAAACCTTATTTTCCCTCTCTCAAATTACATGGACAGACAGAGTTGCTGGAGACACTACTACAGCTCCAGACCCCTCATTTATATCAGAAAAGTTAAACGATATTTTCTTCCACAAGAATAGATTTGGTTTCTTAGCAGGAGAAAACATTATTCTTTCTGAGCTTGGAGAGTTCTTTAATTTCTATAATACAACCGCAACAGATGTATTAGATACAGACATGATTGACTTGGCTGCCCCAAGTAATCAAGTAAGTATCTTAAATCAAGCTATAGCATTTAACGAAGACTTATATTTATTCAGTGATTTCTCTCAATTTAAACTGACTGAATTTGCTGCTGGTGGTTTAACTCCTACCAATGCCAAGCTATCTCTAATTACTGAGTATAAAAACGATAAATCTGTTACTCCTGTACTCAATGGACGTAAGCTTTACTTCTCTGAAGAAGTAGACGGGTTTTCTAGTATTAGAGAATTTGGTGTGATTGAAGATTTACAAGAAGAAACAGCAGAAGAAATCACAAGTCATATTCCCAGTTATATTAAGGGAAAGATTTTTGATATGAGTCCAGCAAGTGATCTCTTATTTGTTCTCTCAGATGAAAACTTAAATGAAATTTTTATTTACAAGATGTTGTTTGAGAGAGGAACTAAGAAATTAAGCTCGTGGTCTAAGTGGAAGTTTAAAGATGAAGAAAAAGTAATAGGAATTAAGGTTATAGACCATATAGTTTATCTGATTATTGTAAGACCTGATGGTACTTATCTAGATAAGATGAGTTTACAGGATGCTAAACTTGTAAACTTAACTGAAAGTTCTACTCAGTTGTCTTTTAAACCACACTTAGACAGACTAACAGAAGTCACTGGTACATATAGTTCAGGATCTGATCTTACCTCTTGGACCATACCCTATCCTGATGACTTTGGTTCTACTTTCAGAGTTGTTTTTGGTCCTGCTTTTGAAGGGAAAGAAGGTGACATTGTTCAGGGGCTTTCTCAGACAACTCCTACAACCCTTACAGCTACTGGAGATCACTCAGCTAACTCATGTTTCATTGGTAAGGAATACCGGTTTCTCTATGAGTTTACTGAGCCTACGATTAAGCATGAAGTACAGGGGAGACTGAGTTCCCTTACAGGTGGTACACTAAAGATTCGTAAGTTTAATATAAACTACTTTAATACTGGATACTTTAAACTTCAAGTAACAGCTCCAGGAAGAGATGCTTTTAGTTATATTTATACAGGCAGGATCTTAGGGTCTTCTCTGAATAAGATTGGTACGATCCCATTTGAAACAGGGAACTTTCAACGACTCATATTAGCTGGAGCTGAAGATTTAAAGATAGAACTTATATCTAACTCATATCTTCCTTGTGCTTTTACTGGAGCTGATTGGGAAGGTAACTATGTAACTCGAACTATCTCTGCTAGAACATCTGGGCGTTAACATGAAGCCCTATCATAGAGATAGCAAGCTACATGATGTCTGTGAGTTAGCTCCTACGCTTAGATTTGAAGACAAGAGAGAAGTTGAAACCTTAGGACACACTCCTGAACAAGCCCTTACTATAGGTTATATTTTTAGTCAAAGGTGTCAGTCTATTATTGATACTAATGGGCATGTAGTGGGCATGTATGGTGTATCTTTTGGCAAAGTATGGCTCTTAGGAGCTCCAGGACTGTTTAAAATAACCAAGTCTTTTTTAAAGTATAGCCGTTCTGAGGTAGAAATTATGAATAAGCTCTTTCCTCATCTATATAATATTATAGATAGTAGAAATGATCTACATATTAAATGGTTACGGTGGTGTGGCTTTAAAATAATAGGAAAACAAATGCTTAATAATGTGAAATTTTATGAGTTCTGTAAGGTGGCTAGCTGATGTCTTTTACAGGTTTTGATGATGTCAACACTTTTTTAAAGTTTTCTCAGATAGGTATTTCTGCACTAGCTAAAGGCAGAGAGTATAAAGAAGAGGTTGAACTAAGGCATAAACAGTTTGCTGATGTTCAACAACAGGCAGCTTTAAATAATCAGTTACTTTACAATTCCTATGTAAACTTAAATGAACGAGAACAACTTGAATATAAAAAACACGCTTTTGATCAGTTTGAGTTACAGTTTGATATTAGAAAAGCTGTAGCTGCAAGATTGGCTTTACAGGGATCACATAATAAATCTGGTGGTTCTGCTGAAGCTGTGGTAATGAATATTAGACGGCAGGGATTATATTCTCTTCAGAGAAAAGATTTTAATTATGAGGTAAGATTAAGAAATCTTCAGATTCAACGTAATAATGAGGCTCTTGAAACTCAAAGTAAAAATAATGCTCTATATAATTCATTACAGGGGTTCCCAAGTGCTACAGGATTAGCCCTATCTATTGGTGGCTCAGCATTACAATACGCATCTGAGTGGGCTAAGGGTCGTAATCTTGGTGATGAGGATAAAGGAGCTACAGGCGGTAAAGCTTCTAGTCCTGCTTCTAGTCCTGCTCCTAAAAAAAGAAACGCTCCTTATGGAGGTTATACAGGCCCAATGACTCCAAGTGGTGATATTGCAGATATGGGGCCTTGGAAAGAATAAATGGCACAAAAACAATTTCCTGTAGATCCAATCCAAACACAGCTAGTTAGGCCCACTAAAGATGTAACAGCTTTACAAACATCAGGTCCAGCTCAAACCGGTCTAGTAGGAGGATTACAAACTTTTGGTAAAGCTATAGGAACAGCAGCAGAAGTAGCTAAGGAACGTAGATTTGCAGAAGATATGATTACTGCTGGTTTATATGCAGCTAAAGAACAAGTAGCTCCTGGATTAGTTTCACAAGAAGCTTTACTTCATAACTATAATTTACTAGATGAAAACTATGCTGCTAGAGTTTTAAAACAAGTAGAAGTACATGATAATAATACGGCTGCTGATATATCTAACCATTTAGGGTATAGTACAGAACAAAAAGCTATACAACACGCTGACTTTATTAATCAAATTAAAGCAGAAGCTACTCGTAGTATAACTCATAATGGTGAAGCTTTAGGAACACTGTTTGTTAAGTTAGATGGTTATCTGCATAAGTGGAATACAGATATAGCTGAATTTGAAAAAATGAGTCGTATGCAAAATGGTGTGGAAGCCATAACTAATAGTATAGAAAGTCAGGCTCAACAATTTGGTGGAACGTC